GGATATGGAATATCAGCCATATGTGCTTGACCATGCTGACCAGCCGACCATACGGTAAAGGTGTAGCGCGGCTTTAATGTTCACATCTGGGTAAAACAGATTGTCGAGTTTTGTAATAATGCCAGCCTCAATTAGCCACGTTTCGTGTACGCCGTTTATTTGCAGCAAACCTCGACTGCCACCGTTTGAGTCTTTACCGTTCCATGCCAATGGGTTGCAGCGCGACTCGCGAAACATCACACGCGCCAACACTGGTGCTTGATCTGCAGGCCAGCCTGCCGTGATCGCATCTGCCACGTACTCTGCACAGCCTTTAGGCACGGTGGTGGTTGTAGCCGGCGCAGCTGTCGTGGTGGGCACGATGCTTGTCAGGGTTATGGTCTGTTGCCCTGTGGTCTTTGGCAGGCTGTCAGGCGCTTTGTGAGCGTCCCAGAGCAGGGTTAAACACGCTAAGCCACTAAGTGCCCATGCGCCTAATTTGATCGCTAAATAGGTCATTTTTTCTCCAATTGGTAAGGGGTTTGCCAAGAGTCACCAATTGCGTCTTTAAACGCAATTTGTGCGTGTAGCACTTTGTCAGTCTTTGGGTCACGGAATATCTGAACAAGCACGTGTTGTTGGCTGTCCATGATGGTTGTGTAAACCTCATAAATGTATGTTTTTGCGTCTGCCATAATGCATCTCCTATCGTCGGTGTTTCCACCATAGGGCATTACTGTGGCAGTTCGGTGAATACCCTTTTAAACGCTTGTTGTATAAGGTTTGTAGGCTGATTAACAAACATTGGTGAGACTTCTACGTGCAGCCAATCGCCACCCGGCGCACCGTGTATCTCTGGCTTGCTGTACGACTTCCAAGCCTGTCGGTCACAACGCCAGCCGCGCCCAAATGCTTTAGGAAAATAATCAAGCACGCACTCAACACCTAATTCGTTTGCGTTAGCAAGCACAGTGTTAATAAACGCAATAGCGCCTTTACGGTTTGCTAGTGGGTATTTTTCTGACGGCCTGTACGACAAGTCAACGGCTCGACCAGTTGCATGAACACTTAAGTTTGCAGAGCCGCGCATATCGCGTACACCCCAACTGCCATTATTCCACAGCGCGCCATTGCTGTACTTAATTGCTTGACGTATCCACTCATCCATGCCCGGTATTGGGCCTGCAGCTGCGCCGTCACTGTTACCTGTGTATGGCCGTGAGCCAACCACTTTAGGGTTTGCAGGAATAACGGTCATGGTGCTGTAACTGGCTCTGCTGGTTTGCGCTTTAGTCCGTTAGCGGCAACAAGACCAGAAAGTGTGCCAGTCATAAACACAGTAAGTGTCGAGAGCAAGTCAATAAATTGCGCGTCATTAGGTGATTGCTCTAGTGGCTGGGTAACGAACAGTAGGCCGTACACAAAGCCAATAACGGTGATTGCAAACGTCACGGCAATTGTGCAACCAACAAACACGATCATGCGCGCGTGTAGGTGTTCTATTTCTGATTTTTCTTTAGTCATTAGTTACCCTTTCGCATTGTGAGATTGTTGAGCATCGTGTCATTGGGCCTGTTTTAGGGGCGTTTTGTCGTGTTGTTTCGCACGCGGTCAGGACAAGTGCAAGCATTGCGCTAGCCAACAGTAGGCGCGGCTTCATCAGGTTTTGTTAGTGGTTTTGGTGGATTTTCTGCGTGTTCCCAAAGTGTCAAGGTTTCGCCTGTAAGCGCCCAACCAGAGTCAAAGCCTGCATCTAGTAATAGTTGCACTAATTGGTCATGGCTCATGCTGATATTTCCATCAAAATTATTGTGGACATCGAATTACTATTTTGCACTCTTGCAATAGCAACGCCTGCACCGCTTAAAAATGAGGTGCTGTATGTTGTTGCGGCAGTCGTATTAGGGCTATCTAAATAAGTTACGCCTGTAGTACCAACATAATTAGAGTCAGCGTTACCTGTGTAAGCGGCAAAAAGTCCAAACCCGCTAATATTTGTAGCGCCACGAAACAAAGAAATATCACAATAAGTGTTGTTATCTTTGCCTACGCCGTTTTGTTGCACAAGACAAAGAATTTTGCTTGATGTTGCGCTTGGTGTAATAGTTGCAGTTAATCCAGTGGCTGTATAAACATTGGTAGAATTAGTTACAGGGGTTGTTGTAGTTCCCTGCACAACTTGTAGTACTCGAAACGCGCCACGCAAATTATTGACATACGCTGCCGTTAAAATCTCGCCTGCTACCGCCGCCGCTGGTAATGTCGTTACTGCTGCCATATCGTCTCCTTAAAAACTTAACAAGTTGTTGTCTAGAGTACCAAAGATGCTGTCATCAAGTGTGAGATACTGGTTGCCGTCTGTGCTCTCAAACGTGTAAGAAACGATATGGCTGCCCGGTGTGATGCTGTGAGAAACACCAGAAACTATAAGGGTCTGGGTTTCTGTGGCTGGTGTGCCGACCACAAAGTTTTTAACCACAGAGCAAATGCTTGTTAAATCAAGCGTTAAAGCAATGTTTTGGTTTGCTTCTGACAACGCAGTTAATTGGGTTGATAGACCAGTAAAGCGCAATACAGGGTTTTGATATTTGCCTAGTAGGTAGTTGCCTAAGCCGGCTACCTCGCTGGTGGTGCTGTTAAGCAAATTGGTAAGTGCGTACTGTTGTGCTTGGTATAGCGCAATGCTGGTTGCGCTGCTAGTTGTTTGTACGCCGCCTGCTGGTGATTGGGTAATTATGTAGTTGTAGAGCAGCTCATCGCCGTACTGGTTGACCAGTGTTTGGTATGGCAGGCCTGTGCCGTCAGTGTTAAAGGTTGCGCCGGCTACAGGGTTAAGCACGCTTGTGCGGCCTTTAAATGTCAGTGTGCCGTTGGCTGACATAAACAAATAGCCTTGCTCACTTGTATTGACTTGTTGCAGGTAGTTAAGGCAAACGGTGTCTTGATCTATAGCAAACGCGCCTAAAGTAGATGACCCTGTATCTATAGATCGAGCGCCCTGATAGTTAATTTCTGTCAAGTCCAAAATGGTGTTTATTCGTGTGCCAGTGGCTTGTGATGATGGTGTTACAGCGTTTAAGGCTTGGTTTGCTAGCACAGTAAAATTGTCAGCACATGACGCATACATCATGTCTTTGTTGCTGATGTCGTAATCTAAATTCCAGTCTGTTACTAAACCTGTGTAAATTGGTATTCCATTAGCAAGGATTTGCACTGGGCATCTTGGCAGCACAAACGGGTAGTACGGGCTTGCCGTGTTAGTTGGGTTAAGTATTTCGGTTTGGTTGTTAAACGCGATGGTGGCTGTGCCAGCGTTAAATTGGTCTAATTGTCGGTTACGGCCACGTGTGATATTGACTGACTCAACAATGCTGGTCAGGTCAACCATTGTTACGCCGCCTAATGTGCCTCGACCAGCGGTATCTAAAACCCCGTAGAACGAGTCGTTTAACTGGAACGGTGTACCAAAGCCTGTAGTGGATTGAAAACCCACTAGCACTTGCATTACTGGCACGGTCATGCGGCTGCAAACACCTGACCGCTACGGCGTTGTGCTTTTTGTATTGCGGCAATGATGTCTTGCCCAATTTGATCTGGTGTACTTACTAAGCCGGCGTTAACGGTGATGCTCATGCCGCCACCCATTTGACCCATCCTCGACAATGGGATTACGGCTTCTGGGCCTGCCTCACCAATCATTGCCAATGTCGGCTGATTGACAATTCCGCCGCTAGCCATTTTCGGAATAGTTGTGCCAACGTTTGGCGTTGGTTTTGCATCTGGGTTTAGGATGTCTAACAAACCCGGTATACCTTTAAAAATGTTTGCCGTTAAACCAACAACTGGCGAAATAAGACCACCAATTAATCTTGCGGCGAGACCACCAACTTTGTTTACTCGTTCCATAGCGTCAGCCAATTTGTTAAAACCGATAGCCATTAGGACTACGGCAGCGGCGGCTAAAGCAATAGGGTTTGCAGCCATAGCAAGATTGACTGCCACAATTGAAGCAGCAACAGCACCAATAGCACCAGCAATTCTAAGAAACACCTCTGGATTGTTGGTAGCCCAATCTGCAAACTTTTGCACAACTGGCAAAACCGCTTGAACTGCTGGCAGCAATGCTTGTCCAATGCTGACCTGCAAGTTGTCCATTTGGGCTTTCATGATTCGAGAACTGTTTGCTAGCCCGTCAGAGGTTCTAGCAAAATC